CTCAAGCATTATTAGGCTTATCCGCTATTTTAACTAGTTCATATACTTTGTATAAAATTGCGAGTAAATTTAATTGCTCCCCACAGGCCAATGAGTCTTTATCAGTGGGTGTTACTCCCATTGCTGAACTTAATGGTCGTGAGAATGTATGGTATAATAATGCTTTAGACCTTACAACAGCCAATTTCACCAGAGAAAGTGCTTCTTCGAAGAGTATGGAATTTTCAGAATTTTGTACTAAGATATCAAAGAATGTTGCTCGTATTGGGATTTTGAAACCAGGTACAGAAAGTACTTATGTAAAATCTCGGATGACATGTCTGGGTGGCCATATATGGTTAACTAATAATCATAATATACCATCCTTAGTGAAATCTACGATCATCAAAGTTACTTTAGATTCCCGTATTGGAATTTCCAATAATATGGAATTTGTTTTATCTGAAGCTGATATCCACAGAGTGCCAGAAACTGATTTAGTTTTTCTGACATTGCGTGAATTGCCACCTATGAAACGTATTACTCAATACTTTCAGGTAGGTAAAGCTGATGGTGTGTTTAACGGAGCTTATGCTTGTAGAGATGATGATGGTAAGACATCCATTAATACTGTGAAGAAAATCGTTATTTGTAAAGAAAGATCTTTTAAGTTTCCTTCTCACAATATTGATTCTAAACACATTAATTGGCAGGGTTTTGCTACTCGACCTACGGAAGCAGGTGAATGTGGAACTCCCCTGATTATTAATTCGGCATTTGGTTTCAGCATTGTTGGTATTCATTTTTTAGCTAGTAATAGCAAGAAGTCTGAGGCTTATTCTACCTCAGTTAACTTCGAGTTTATAACTGCTATATATGAAAAACTTTCACCTTTTAATGTTGAGAGTGGTGATTTTACTCTAATTTCATCGGCGACGGCTAAAAGACCAATTGTTGGTCTTAATAAGAAGTCTGTTTTCAGATATATTAATGAGGGTTCAGCTAATATATATGGATCATTTAATGATTTCCGTGGTAAGAGTAAATCTACTGTAGTTAATACACCTATGTCTTCGATTTTAAAATCGCATGATTATTGTATTAATTATACACAACCTGAGATGAGATCGTGGGTTCCTTGGCACACTGCTGCTAAGGATTTGGTTCGACCCATATGTACTTTGGACACATCGATTCTGAATCACTGTGTTTCAAGTTATATTTCGGATGTCATGAGTGTAATAAATCCAGATAATATTTCTGGAATGCTCATGCCGTTGGATAATTTTACAGCAATTAATGGTGCTCAAGTGGCTTATATTGATAAAATCAATAGAAACACTAGCGCTGGTAATCCCTGGAAAAAATCTAAGAAATATTTTATGGTTTCTACTCCACCAGAACATGGAATGATGGACCCTGTGAAAGTGGATGATGAGATTATGAATCGCGTTGACGAAATCATAGCTACTTATCTCACTGGTAAACAAGCCCATCCAAATTTCTGTGCACATTTGAAGGATGAACCCGTTACTTTCAAAAAAGCCAAGATTGGTAAAACTCGTGTTTTCACGGGAGCTACCTTTGATTGGACTATTGTAGTACGTAAATTCTTGCTATCATTTTCACGTATTCAGCAAAACGAGAGATTTGCTTTTGAATCTGCGCCAGGTACTGTGGCCCAATCCTTGGAATGGGAAGAACTCTATAATTACATCGTCAAACACGGTATAGATCGAATAGTAGCTGGTGATTATAAGGCCTTTGACAAACGTATGAGTCCTAAAGAAATCTTAGCTGCATTCGATATCATTATCCATTTTCTTGAACTTTCAGGTAATTATTCTCCAGCGGATATAACTGTTGTTAGAGGAATTGCTGAAGATACTGCTTATGCTGTAGTTGATTTCAATGGAGATCTTATGCAATTGCTTGGCTCTAATCCCTCTGGTCACCCGCTTACGGTAGTGATCAATGGATTGGTAAATAGCTTGCGCATGCGTTACGCTTTCTTCACTTTGAAACCTCAAGATTTTGATGGTGGATTTAAAGAATGTGTCAATCTCATGACTTACGGTGATGATAATATCATGTCCGTGAGAGATGATTGTGATTGGTTTAATCACACTGCAATAGCTTCTCGTTTTGCAGAACTTGACATTGTCTATACTATGGCTGATAAAGAGGC